CGGAAGAATAAGCACTTAAGCCTAGACTTTAAACGCCCCAGACAAGTTGGACTACTATTAAATCCAAAAGAAAGAAGAAAATAGAGAGCTGCACTCACATGCAGTTTAAGGATCCCTTTCGGGGCACCGTTCTATTTCCGAATCTTTGGTTTAATACCGAAACCTAAATCTAAGTTCATTAGATTTGAATCGGGTTCAAACATTGTACCCTTAAAAATATTGACTGTACCTAATCCAAAAGATAAAGGTTGATCAAAAAATTTTTTCGGTGTCAATTTTGGACGATCTTTATAAGATTCTTTAACAAAGTTAAGGAAACTTATAGAAGATTTAGTCACCAACTTTCTACTCAGTACTTCTCTAGAAGATATTGATAGAGCTGATAAGATACCCTCGTACTTTGTAATGATTAACAATAAATCTTTCAAAGTGCAGGATTTCAAATTAATTCCACCATAAATTGCTATAGAAAGTGAATGAGTTCTATAACTTGTATCAACCATATTTATTGTCGATATCAATAAATTACGTTGACGAAGTTTAGAATCACCACAAACTAATAGCGAAATATCTCTAACGGATTTCATGTAAAGAGCAGGATCAAGACGCTGTCTGAGAGATTCAATACGTTTTACCAACGCTACTCTCATTCAAGTTTCTTGAACCCCCATAGAAGATGTTACCGGAGGGAGTAAATCCCACGGAACATCTTTATGGGTTAACAGGTAATCTGCGATTCTTCGAGCTTGATTTAAATCAAACTTAATAAAATCAACAGTCCCTGTTTTTACCACCTTAAGCGTTTCCTGAGACGTTATTAGACGTAACAAGAATTCTAAAGGTAATAATCCACTCTTTGCATAACTAGTTAACAATGCTAACATGGAATATTCGTCTTTTAACGGACGAGTATCCCATTTAGAATTAGCTAAAATGATATTGAATAAACGATTCACTTTAGCCAATCCCTTGCTAGCAAGATGTTGAGTTATAGCCAAACGTCCATTAAATGTATCTTGGGCTAAGAACATTTTCCAACTTAATGGAGAAACATCCACACCCTTAATACTAGTTCGTTTAGCATATTCAACAACTTCTCTACCTCCTACTGATACTACTGATTTTGTAGCATTGATAGGAACTCCAAAATGTTCCATCAGTTCTAAATATTTTGAAGCCAAATTATCATTAAAAATGATAATATCGTCTCCAAGAATTTCGTACCGATCTTCCCATTTTCGAGTATTACCCAACAGTGATGATGCATACTGCATGATCATATGATGAGTAAGAGCTAGAGAAGCTCAACTAGATAAGGCTCCCATTGGTTGACCTACAGAATATCTAACCTTCATATCGGGAGAAATTACTCCATACTCATTACGAGGTATGACGTAATCTCTTTCGACAAGAAGATCTCTTCAAGAAGTAGCCAATAGCCAGCTACTTGATAAAGAGGCTAAAAGATTCACCTGTAGATCCATAGGAAGACGGTCAGTTGCAGATGATAAATCATAACCATACGCAACACCATATAATGCACTTTTCTCTTGACAGCGTTTGAATGACGCATCTTGATCAAAAGTACCATCATTTGGTAGACCTTTCAGAATACCAAACATTGATTGATGTAGTGGATCCAGTATCGACTGAGTCCAAGAATCAACTAATGCAAATATTCTTAACTTCCCAGCAGCTTCCTTTTTAAACGAAAGTTGCCCAATAGGAATCTTACTTTCCGAAACTAACTGATCAGTTAATTCATTAACCGATTTCTTTAATGGTAAACCTTCTACTCCATTATAAATAATAGAGGATTGAGTTTCCAAAAAATAATCCATTAATGAATGACTTCCCGTTACCTTTAGATATTGTAAGAGAGCATTATTAACCTTAACATTTAAGCTTAAAGCAAAAATGTCTGTTAATAACCCCTTCCAACTTAAAACATTAGAAGGAGACGCTGTCTCACGAAATCCAAATTTTGTTACTTTTAAA